CATGGCGCTGGTCCGAGACGAAGCAGAACGAGTCGCTCTGGCGGAGCAGCAGGCGCAGATGATGCAGCAGGCTCAGGCCGCGGCGGCACAAGGTCAACAGGCAGGAGCAACCGGAGGCTAAATGACTTACGCATGGGAGGGCCCCTCTGACGAAGAGCGGGAGAAGTTACAGGACGCGGAACTGGAATTCGCCAAGCTGTATCTGGTATTCGAACTTGATGAGCGCGCTCGGGCGCTATTCCAGCACTGGGACGATGTTTACGCACGCAAGCAGACCCCGGTGAACGCGACGATCAACGAGTATGTCGCGAACGAGACGATGCGTGTTTTTCTCCAAAAAATCCGTGAGCAGATCAAACTGGCTCACTCAAGGAAGTAACCCATGACGACACCTTCGGCGGCTCCCGTAGCCACACCCGAAGCCGCGACGGGAACTGAACCGGCTGCCCCCGCAGCCGCTTCCGCGGCAACCCCTTCACAAGGTGGGGATCAAGGCGCGCCCGCAGCGGCTGCGCCCGCGGCAGCGGCCCCGGCGGCGGAAACGCCTCCGGCGGCAGCGGCCCCTGCTCCTGCGGCGGAAACGCCTCCAGCGGCAGCGGCTCCGAAAGGCGCAGCGGCGCTTTTCGAAGGCGTGATTGATCCCAAGGCCCCGGCGGCGGAAACGCCCCCGGCTGCTCCGGCGGCGCCCGCGGCCCCGGCCGAGGAAGGCCCTGAGTGGTTCTTGGCGCCCAACGTGAAGGGCACCGGCAAGGCACCCGAGTGGTTCCTCGCCGACAAGTACAAGACTATGGCGGATCAGGCGCAAGCGTACGTCGCTGCGCAGAAGGCGCTCGGTGGTTTCATTGGCGCGCCCAAGGACGGCAAGTACGAGGTCAAACTCCCCGCCGGGTTGGTGGGCGAGATCGACCCGGAACACCCGATGACGAAGGCGCTCACTGAGTTTGCCATCGCCAAGAACATGAGTCAGGAAGCTTTCAGCGAGGCCATCGGCCTGTTCGCCGAATACGAAGCGTCGCTGATCCCGACTCTCGAAGACATCCATGCGGAGATCGGCGACAACGCCGTGGCCCGCATCCACACTCTCGGCAACTGGGCGAAAGCCAACCTGATGCCGGAAGAGTTGTCCACCTTCCTCGCTGCGACGCAGGGCCACAATGCGGCCATCGTCGTGAAGGCGCTGGAGACGGTCGTGTCGAAGGTCCGGCAGCCGCAGATCGCGCGTCCGGGCAACGAGACCTCGACCGGCGCGGTCAGCACGCTGGCTCAGATCAACGCCATGCAGGCGCGGGTCAACCCGGCGACCGGCAAGCGCTTCTACGAGGAAGACCCGCAGTACCGCGCCAAGGTTGAAGAGGCCCGCGTGTCGTACTTCAAGTCGCAGCAGCCCGCTACGAAGGTACTGTAATGAGCAACGCAGACGCGGTTCGCCGCGAACAGCTTGTGATCAGCAAGAAGAACGAGTACGATCTGAGGACGTCAATCCTCCGTCGTAACCTCGCTCAGGCTGAATCCATGTTATGTGCGGCTCAGTGGGAACCCGCCGATGTGCGGGCGAATGTAGCAAAATCCAGAGCGCTCGCGGTGCAGGAAGCCCGCGAGGCTCTTGACAAACATCTTGGTCGGGATGACCAAGATACAAGCTGGCTCTACTGAGATGCCAGTTCGCGATTTGGGCGGCGGTCGTTTTCGCTACGGGGAACACGGTAGAATCTATCGTGGCCCCGGAGCGAAAAAGAAAGCTGCGCGTCAGGGAGCCGCGATTCACGCACGGAAAAACCGTGAGCGCGCCTTCCGCCAGACGCAATCTTGATTTGTTGACGAGCGTACCTACGCGGACACCTCCTTCGGGAGCCTGCTATCGGGGTGCCAAGTGTGAGACGAGCCCGGCAACGGAAACCTTGTCGACCACGGTCGGTTGGAAGCACCGAAAAAGAAAACCAATATCCACTCAACCAAGGTAGACATCAATGTCAATCTCATTGGCTGGCACTTACACTGCCACAACCAACGCTGCCATTGCGTCGTACGACAGCGAAGTGAAGCTGGCTTATCAGGGCACAGGCACCCTGAAGCAGCGCGTTCGCGTGAAGTCCGGCGTTGTGGGCGCGGTCCACTTCTTCCAGAAGATGGGCGCAGGCGTTGCGACTCAGCACACGAGTGCCGAGTTGATCACCCCGGCCGACTACCAGCACAACAAGGTGTCATGCACCCTGTCGAACTGGCGCATCGGCGACTACACGGACCTCTTCGATCAGGCGGAAACGACTGTCGATGAGCGTTCGGACCTCGCGAAGTCGAATGCGATGGCGCTCAGCCGTCGTGACGACCAGTTGATCATCGACGCCCTCACGGCGGCGACCTCGCTGGCTGGCACGGTGGACGAGGACATCGGCGGCACCGACGCCTCCCTCAACGCGGCCAAGCTGCGTCGGGCGAAGCGTTACCTCAACGCACAGCAAGTCAACGGCGGCGACCACACCATGCTGGTGAACGCTGCTGCGATGGAAGGTGCGCTTGCGGACACGCAGGTTACCTCCGCTGACTTCCAGAACATGAAGGCTCTGGTGGACGGCAACATCAACGGCAAGCAGGCCTTCGGCTTCACGTTCGTCGTGGTCGAAGACCGCGTCGAGGGTGGACTCCCGACGGGCTCCGCTTCGATCCGTCTTTGCTACGCGTTCGACCGGGCTGCGGTGGGCTACGCCTCCGCGCTTGAGCCGAGCACGCGTGTCGACTTCATCCCGGAACGGTACAGCTGGCTCTCACAGGGCGTGCTGAAGGCCGGTTCGACGGCGATCGACAGCAAGGGCATTGTCGAAGTGCAGGCTTTCGAGGCTTAATCTGAAGTGGGGGCTGGCCTACGGCCCCCTCTTTGGTTGGCTTCTCCTCAACTCCACAAGGGTACACTCACATGGCTTACTCACGCGCTAACCTCCAGCGCATCGGCCCTCAGAACAGCAACGCTCCGGCGCTGTACACGTTCGCTGACACTGCGTCCACGAAGGCGCAGATCGACGCGAGCGGGTACTTCAACGACGCTGCTGACATGCTGCAGGTCGGTGACTTCATTCTGGTGGTCGGTTCGGACGGCTATGGCGTGGCTGTGGTTGTCAGCAACACTCGTGACTTGACGGCTTCGCCGCCGGTCTCGGGCGTGGTCGACACCAGCAACGCTACGGCGGTCGGCACCATCGACAGCGACTAATAATCGCGGTGACTCCGGGGGCCACGAGGCCCTCGGAGTTTTCTTTTCTGGAGGGTTTGATGACGGCGTTGTTTGTAGTCGGCAGCGCGCCATGTCTCTTCGAAGACTTGGAAGCAGCGAAGAAGCTGTATTGGGACTACGAGATCATGTTGGTCAACGGCGCGTGCACAGCCATCAAGGATGCGCAGCACGTACTGGCGGGCCATACGAACAAGGCCGAGATATTCGCGAACCAGCGCAAGGCGCGGTTCCCCGATGCGCCGCCGTGGCGGCTGCACGCGAACTGGGCCACCCGGGCCGGGGAGTTTCCGCGGGCCGAGTACCCGTCTGTCACCGATTGGTGGGGCGGGTCTGTCTCGACCGGCGCTACGAGCGCCGCCAAGGCTGCCCGCATTGGGCTGGCGATGGGATTCGCCCCGATCATTTTATGCGGTTGCCCCATGGACGGCAGCGGGTACTCCCCGGCCGAAGCGCGGATCGCGCATGACTGTGCCCGGATCGGGCACGCCGCGTCGCAGCAACTCAACATCGTTGAGGGCTACCGGCGCAAGATGACCCGGCTCGCCGAGGGCGAGTTCAAGGGCAAGGTGTTTAGCATGAGCGGCTTTACGCGCGCCGTGCTTGGAGGGCCACCGTGAAGATTTGGTGTTTGAACGACGCGCCGTACGACACGGCGGGTCAAGAGACGATGAGGGCTGCGCACAAGCGCGGCCATCAGTCGAAGCTGTTCACGCGCGCTGACGAGGTGTACGCCTCCGGGTACGTGATGGCTCGGCTCCATCAGTGGGCGCCCCGCATCTGGGACGAGCGCATGGAACTGATGGTCCTGCGGAACAGGGACAACCTGAAGTTCGTGCAGGACGAGACGCAGCTTCGCGTCTACGAAGACAAACTCGCGCAGGCCAAGCTGTGCGCGCAGTGGATGCCCGAGACGCACGTCTACACCGACAAGGAGACGGCGTTGCAGGTGGCGGCGAACGCGCGCTACCCGATCATCTCGAAGTCCTCCATCGGCAGCGCCAGCCACAACGTGCGCGTGCTGCGGAGCGAGGCCGAGGCCCATGCTGAAGCGCAGAAGGCGTTCGGCAAAGGACTCACGATCACGAAGGGCATTCAACTCGGATACGTGTACTGGCAGGAGTTCATCCCGCATACCGAAACGTGGAGGGTTGCGATAGCCGGGACGAAGTTCCACGTCTACAAGCGCTTCAACTACGACGACCGGCCGGTGGCCGCGCCCTCGAAGGTGAAGCCGACACAACCGGTGCCGATGTGTCCAGAAGTCGAATCTCTGTTAGCGTGGGCCAACGACCTCTTCGCCGCCATCGGAACAAAGTGGTGCGCAATCGACGTCCTCAAGACGCTCGACGGGTCGTGGAAACTGCTGGAGACCAGCCTCGCGTGGGCGCGCGGAAAGGACGCGGCGGGTCTCGCTACTTGGTACGGAACAAAATACAACCTGCTCACGCAGCACGAGTTGTTGATAGAGGAGATGGAGAAGGGAGTGTTTGGGTGAAACCCGGCACCCCTTACCTCGGACACATCACGTTCGTGACGTGGTTGTGGAAGGGCTGGCGAAACATCTACACTGCGGAGCACGTCAACAGACTGCACCGCATGCTGATCAAGCACATGACCGGTGACTGGACCCTCGTCTGCGTCACGGATCAACCCGAGGGCATCGAGTGCGAGACCTTCCCGCTGTGGGAGATTCCCGAGCCCGCTGGGCTCAAAGCCTCGGCACCGAACTGCTTTCGCCGCCTGAAGCTGTTTGACGAGGAGATGGCGTACTGGTTCGGCCCGATGGTCGTGTCAATCGACCTCGACTGCAACATCTACGCCGACCTCCGCCCGCTGTTCACGACGGACACGTTCAAAGCCGCGGCCGGGCAGCACTCGTACATCAACGGCTCACTGTGGCAAGTGGTGCCGGGCGCCCACCCCGAGGTGTGGCGAGACTACCACCCGGTGGAGACGCCGAAGCTGATCGCGGAGACCCGCCACGGGTTCCGCAAGATTTCTGGCAGCGATCAGGCGTGGATGTCGATCAAGCTGCCGCGTGCGCCCCGCTGGACGGAGCGCGACGGCGTATACCAGCGCATGCACATGCCGCTGCGGTACGTCGAGCCGGGGACGAAGGTGATCTTCTTCGCCGGGATGATCAAGCCTTGGGATGACAAGTGCAAGTACGAGTGGCCCAAGCTGTACAGTATGGAGGGAACATGACCATCAAGACTTTCGTCGGCCCCAGCCGCGACCCGGACTTCGCCAAGAACCACATTCATGGTGTAATGCGCCAGCGCGAAAGCTTCGGGCACGCAGTCAAGTTTGTGAAGGATGCGGCCAACAAGGTCGCCGTCGACGTGGGCGCGCACATCGGCATCTGGACGGACGCGATGGCGTCGCGGTTCAAGCATGTCGTGGCGTTCGAGCCCGCAGCCGACAACTTCCTTTGCCTCGCGCGCAACGCGGGCAAGCTGGAGAACGTGACGCTCTATCACGGCGCGCTTGGCAACGGCAACATCGTGGGCCCGGCGTTCACGCGCATGTCCCTCCCGACCAAGGGCAACTCGGGCATGTGGCACGTCTACATGCAGATGTACGGCGGCGTCAAAGGCGAACTGGACCCGGAGGCCGTGCCGTTCGCGCCCCTTGACTTCTTCGAGATCAAGGACGTTGGCCTCATCAAGCTGGACGTCGAGGGCTTCGAGGGCCACGTGCTGCACGGCGCGATGACCACGCTGAAGGAATCCAAGCCCGTCGTTGTGTTCGAGGACAACGGTCTCGGCCCGCGCTACTACAAGGATGCGTGGGTAGACCCGAAACCCATTCTCACTTCGCTCGGCTACAAGAAGCGGATGCGGTGGCAGAAAGACGAGATATGGCTGTAGTAATTCAAAGGATCGGGAAGGTCCAAAGGTGGCGACGAAATACGATTTGTATGCTGCGATAAACCCTGTGTGGGTATTTTCTGGCGGTCCAGAAGATACTCACCACTGGGAAGTGCGTCCCGCGCGAGTTGAATGGCGACACCGACACGGCAGGTACGACACCCTTGATTTGGCCCGGTGGTGGGCCATCAACACAAACGGGGTTTATCATGGCGGCGACACCGGCCCACGCACCGTGTTTTATCCGCGGGCACAAATCAGCCACTTTCAAATCGTAGCGGTAGAGGTATGAATGCTAACGGTCGTCTGCGTCTACAAGCCCGGCGCTGGGTTCTCCAGCGAGTATGTGACGCGACTGAAAGACGCTGTGCAGAAACACTGCGCCGTGCCGTTCAACTTCATCTGTCTAACGAACGAGAAGATTCCGGGAGTCGAGCGGCTCCCCCTCCGCCACGGCCTGCGAGGCTGGTGGAATAAACTGGAGTTGTTCGGGTACCAGTTCCCCGGCCCGGTGGTGTATCTTGATCTCGACACGCTGATCATTGGCGATGTCACGGACATCTTCACCGCCGCACAGGAGTTCGCCTGTGCGAGTAACTGGAAGGGCGACGGCACGCACATCGCGTCGTGCATCATGGCGTGGGACGGTCGGCTCGACCTGTCCCACATCCTGAAGGGCTTCAGCCCGAAGCTGATCCCGAACTACGAGAAGTCGTGGGAACGGTGGGGCGATCAGGGCTACATTCAGGACACGCTCGGGCGCCCGTGGACGAGCCTGCTCAAGCAGTTCCCGGGGCGCATCGTACACTACAAGACGCACTGCCGCGGAAACAATAAGGCGTTCCCCGGCAAGGCCCCGAAAGGCTCAAGTATCGTTTGCTTCAGCGGCGTGCCGCGCCCGCATGAACTGGACTGGAAATTAGCACATGCCAATTGAAACATCAAGCAACATCGACCTCGTGAGCCGGGCGCTCATCCTTCTGGGTGAAGAGCCGTGCTCGTCCCTATCGGAAGAGCGCTACGGTGTGACCGTGGGCGCCAACATGTTCGAGGCGGTCTACGAGAGCGAGTTGCAGTCCAATCGCTGGCGCTTCGCGATGAAGAAGGCCGCGCTGTCCGAGTTGGTGGATGTGCCCGCCAACCAGTGGGACCGCGCCTTCCAGCTTCCTGCCGACATGCTCCTCCCC